TAACCTTTATAGTCAGGTAAATCCGTTCTTTTTGTAATCATAGTTTAATTTCCTTTCTTCATAGTAAATATTATAAGCTGTAAAAAATAATTTTTGAGAGATTTGTTAATTGAAAAAGAAAAAACAACAGAACATTCAACCTTCAAAAAACATAGATGATATAGACATTTACATTCCAAGATTTGAAGATGAGAAATCATATATAGATGACTGCAATACAAAAATCATAGATGGAGAAAAGATGTATTACTGCTCTTGTGGTGGTTATCTGTGGTATGTAAAGGAATATGACTATTTTGTATGTGGTGATTGTAGAAAAAAATACTATAAATAAAAAAGACTAGGTTTAATTTTACCTAGTCTTTTTATTTCACCATTCCATATTCTCAAAATAGTCTTTCAGTATTCTTTTGAAACTTTCCATATCATCAAGTTCATTCTGTTTGACAATATTTTTCAGAATATGTTTACAGCTTGAATCAATATCCTGAGTAGTCAACAAATAACCATCTCTTGTATACATTACAGCAAAATAGTAGAAATCTGTATCTACCATCTTGATATAGTTCTTAATCTGTTTCACAGAATAGCCTTTATATTCTGCTATAATCTTACAACATATAATCTTTGGTAAACATGTTTCTTTCATCAATTCATTTACCATTTCAAAGATTACTTGTGCTTTTTCCTGTTTGTTCAAAGTCATAAATTCGCTTACCATTCCTTATTCTCCTTTTATTATTTTTAAATTATTTATTTATCTGTGAATATATTCCAAAAGACATTACAAATTCACATAATTCCAATTCTTCATCAGTATAAATATTCGTATCTTTAAGAATATTGATATATTCTTCAACTGTTTCATCAAGATGATTTAACATATTAAAATCTTCATTACTTATATTTTTATATAAATCCAAAAGTCTTTCATTGGCAAATTTTAATAATTTATCATTATCTTCTTTACTGATTTTTTTCTTCTTTTCTTCAAGAGTAGTATTTGAATTTACCCTTAACAGATTTTCAATAATTTCTTCTGATGTCATTTCATAGATTTTTTTCATTTTAATTTCCTTTCTAACTTTTATAAAGGGAAGTATATTTCAACTTCCTCCTTTACAACCTTTTTATAAATCTTCTGAATCAAGCATTTTTTGTGCTTTTATAATCAGTTCTTCAACCTGTTTGATTTTTCCATCAGGATTGTTATTGTTGAGTTCAATGAGCCATTCAATCATATCACCTGTAAGTTCTACAAAATCTTTTTTATCATAAACAAGTTTACCTGATTTCTTGGCTATTTTCTTCTTTTCAATTTCTATCTTCTTTTCAGCTTTTTCAGCTTTAACAGTTTCAATACCTTTTTTCTGACTTTCAATGGAGTCAGATTTTCGGATAATCTTTTCTGCCTGATAGATATTGATATTGCCTTGTTTAATTTCTTCCTGAAGTTCAGGTGAAGCATCTACAAGAGCAATTCTGTTTCTTATTACATTGATAGTCTTGCCTAATTTCTTTGAAATATCTGTCAAGGTAAGACCATAGTTTGAAAGTCTTTTTATTGCTTTTGCTTCTTCCAAAGCTGATAATGGTTCACCTGTATTAGTATTAAGAGCAAGAATCAACTGGTCAATTTCATTGATTGTCTTTCTTTCAACTATTGCAGGAATTGACTGTATCTGATGACCTTCCTTAATTGCTTTTAAAGTTGCTCTTAATCTTCTTTCACCATCAATGAGAATGAATTCATTGTCTTTATTGAGTTTAACTCTGATTGGAACAAGAACACCATTTTCAATGATTGATTCTTTCAATTCATCAAGTTTTTCTTCATCAAAGATTTCTCTTGGATTGAAAGACTGCTGAACCTTGATTTGTGTAGGGTCAATTCTGAAGTATTCAGAATAACCTTGAACTGCTACATTGTTTCTAGTTGAATTACCCATAATTTAATCTCCTTTTGATTAACTTAACTTTAACTTACATACTCATTATATATATTAAAAATAAAAATGTCAATATTAATTTTAATTATTTTTTCTTCATATAATTTTTTATTAATTCAACAATATTTCTTTTTTTATTCTTTGATATATATAATAATTCAGTTCTTATTCCTAATTTTTGACATAATAATTCATTATTACTAGTTCTAATATCTTTATCACCAGTAAAGACTACTAGATAAAACTGTTTTTTTAATTCAATCAATTCTTTTTCATCTAATATCTCATCTTTATCAGCTATGATAATTTTATGTAATTTATTATAATAATCACTTCCAACATATTCATAACTATATGTTTTTCTATTTAAAAAAGCATTTTTAAATTGAGGTAATGATGAAACAGTATGTCTTGTATGTTTATTACTATTTGTTTCTCTATATAATTTAAGTTTTTTACAATGATTATGTATTCTTTCATGTATTGTTGTTATAAAAAGTTTTTTTCCTTGATTTATATAATATTCACCAATTAAATCTAATAATTTTGAACCTATACAAAGATTTTGATAATCAGGTAATATTACTAATCTATGTATTCTAAAAATATATTTTGTATTACCAGTTGGAAATGGTAATATTGAAATAACACCAATAATGATATTATTATATTCAATATAATATAATTCAGAAGCAAGATTCATATTTTTACTTAAATAATGATAGTTTTCAAATATTCTCCATATTTGTTGTTTATACTCTTTTCTTGCTCTATATAAATGTAACTGAATTGCTCCCCCAGGCATTCACCTCTACAATCAAATACTTTTTCCTCATCTAAATCTATAACAATATCTGGTTGTAAAAATGATATGAAATCTTTATGACATGAACAAAATACAATATTATGTAAAAAATGTTTATCAATATAATTTTTAATACCTTTACAAGTTGTTTTTGCAACATTTCTATCAATAGTTGATGTAAATTCATCAAAAATCATATAAGAATCTAAATTTAAAGCTAAATCAGCTCTAAAACCTTCACCTATAGATAATACTTTTCTAGGTCTACACCATACAGGAATATTATTTAAACCAACTGACATCAATCTTTCTTTTCCATTTTCAACACTATTGAAATTTGAAATTATAGCATTTTCATTAAATTGTTTAAAATTAGATTTATAATTTTTAAATTCTTTTAAAAGAGTTGATTTACCAGAACCACTTGCACCAACAACACAACATATTTTAAATTCTTCATTTTCTAATATTTCTGGTAATTTATATGGATAAATTTTTGATTCTCCATCAAAAACATAATCAAAAGCCTTTGAAATATTTTCAATATTTTTATCAACATTAACTTTAGTTATTATAGGTTCTTCTTTTTTTTCTAATTTGCATAATATTTTACAATCATAATATTTCATTATTTTTTCTCCTTATTAATTATTTTAAATGATTATTGATTATAAATTCTAATTCATCTTTTAATTCAAAATGATTATTTATAATTTTTAATATTTGTTCAATATGTTCATTTCTTTTATTTTTATTATTTATATATTCACAAAATTCTTTTGAATCTTGTAAATTTAATAATTTTATTGTCTTTTTAAAATTTTCTTCTCCATAATTAGTAATAAAAAGAATATATTTAAAACATCTTTCATTCTCATTATTCTTATTATTTTTATTAAAAATATTTTCTTTCTTATTATTCTTTAATTTATCAATAAACTTTATTGATTTTATAGAATCAACTTCATTAACAACATATTCTTTAAAACTTTTCATAATAATCTCCTTACTATCTCAATATAACAAAAAATCTCATATTTCTATGAGATTTTTTATTTTTATCTATATGAATTTTAATCAGGCATAATGGGTAGCTTCAACAGGTTTTCCATTCCAAGGTATAGCATTACTGAACTGCATTTTAACTTCTTCTGATTTCCAACCATCAATGACTTTTTTCTTGAATGAATCACCTTCAAATTTATCTGATGGAACTTCCAATGAAGCAAGTCTCTTATTGTCAAAACTAAGTCTCTTGTTTTCAAGTTTTCTCAAGATAACTGTATCACCTTTTCTACTGAGAACCTTGTAGAAATCAACATTGGTCTGTTCATATCCCCAAGTATTAACAAGAATTGTTCCTTCCTTTATTTCCTTACCTTCCATACCCGCAAATCTTGACAATGGTTTTTCAAATGCTGTATTCTGATTTTCTTTCTGTGATTCAATATAACCTAATCTTTTCCAGTCTTTGATAAACTTATTGAAATCATTTGTCTTGACCAATTCATCCAATAATTTTTCAATGATTTTTGCAGATTCTACAGTTTCAGGAAAACCATAATTGACATTGAAATTATACTTTTTATATAAAGCACCATCCCATTTTTCATCAATTAGTTTTCCATTCTTTCCATTTATACTCAGTCCAATAAGCTGATAGACAGTCTGACCATTATCATTTACAGTTCTTAATATATCAACATAATAATTATTGCCTGAATCATCATAATCATGTTTGTTGATTTCATATATTCTGCCTTTATAACCTGTTATAGAACGGTTCTGCATAATACTACCTATTTGAAATGTTTTATTGAATACATTCTCAAATGTTTTCTGACCTCTGCCTACTGCTTCAATTACTATTTCTGACCATTTTCTCATTTTACTCACCTCTTAGAATCCTGCTTTTGCCAATATCCGCCATATTGATAGAATTCCATTCTTGACTCTGTATTCCTTGCCATTCAATTTATACAGATAGCTGAATACTCCATCAGGCATGATAGGGTCATTATTATCAGAAATGAGCATTATTTCCAAACCTTTACCTATCTTAGTATAATAACCATCATTATTCAGACATTTCTGTATTGTTTCTTCTTCTAATTTTCTTAGTCTTTCTCTTTCTTTATTCATCATACCATAGTCATAATTTACAAAAACATAAGTATTACCACCTGAAAGAATTTCACCAGTTCTTTCATCATAACGAATGTTTTCATATTTACTGACTATCTTTTCAATTTCATCTTTATCAATATCAAGTGATTTTATTTCAACATCATAGGCACTTGCACTACGTTTTCTAACAGAAATCTGACTAGGAACCTTGTAACCTGCTTTTTTCAAAGCATCTTTAATTAATGTTCCCAAATCCTGCTTTTCTTCAGCTACATAATTTATAAAAGACTTCATAATTTTCTCCTTTATTCATATTTTCTATATTTATTATAAATAATATAAATAAAAATGTAAAGTATTTTTATTAAAAATATTTACTTCTTTACCAATGATTTTTTCTCATAACAATCTTTTATAAACTTCTTTTCATCTTCATCAATGATATTAAGAATCATTCTAGCTTCATCCTTTCCTATACAGTAGAACTCCATTATATGTTTCAGAAGTTTGTTATCTTCTGAATCCTTATCTGCCTTGATATATTTCATACTTCTGTATTTTGGTTCTATCAAGTCAGACAAGAAAAGATACTTTGCATTCTTAGGAAGTTTCCAATGAATATTCATAAATTCAGCAGGAAAGACAGTTTCAACATTCATAGAGAAATAGCGATTGACCATGAAGTCATTGAATTCCTTTTCAAAACCATCTGCATTATGAAGATTATAAGACTTTGTAACATTTATATCTTTTATTATGTCAAACAGATTCATTTATTACTCCATTATCTGAATATCACCGTCTTTTACAGCATTATATATTTCTTTTTCAGGTATTAATGATAATATTTCTGAATCACCTAATGTTGAAACGCCGTCATTTTGAAAATCTTCCAATAAAGTCAATAAATAACTATAAGTGACTATAAGTCTGTCATTACTTTTTATTTCTTTTAATTTATTATTCATTATAAACTCCTTTCTAAATAAAAAATAGTATAGAACATAAATATATTCTATACTATTTTCAATTATTTTTTAACCTAGAATACCTTTAAGTTCCAATGCACAAGCCATTATATTCAATTCATAATCAATTACAAAAGCTGATTCATAACTATATTTTGCCAATGTAATGATACCCTGAGCAAGTTTTCCTTTCTCAAAGTATCTGTCTATATCCTTAAATAACTCTGAATAGAATACCTGAGCATTGATATTGAGATTTGCAACATATTTTCTCAAATCAGAAAACTTTCCTGTCTTTATAATGTTAAAAAACTCTTCTGTATTTACGGTGATACTTGCATTAACTGTTTCTACATTAAGAGCATTCTGATTAGCAAGACACTGACATCTGTTAAGTATTCTTCTGAAGTCAGGAAAGAGTTTGTTGACAATTATCTGAACTGCTTTTTCCTCATATTCGCATTTATTCAGTTTTAGAATTTCAATGACTCTTTTGTAAATCTGAGTTTTCATCTTCTTTGATTCATCTTCAGTAAATGAGAACTCAATATGCTGAAGTCTTGAAAGAAGAGCATCTGTCATCATATTTACATGATTTGTGATAAAGATAAAAGAAACATTTTCTGAAAGAGATTCTATTTCTGCTTTCAATGCTTCCTTAAGATTGATTGAAGCCTTTTCACATTCATCACAGATTATGAGTTTTCTGTTGCCATTCATTGAAACAGTCTGACCGAATGTAGCAATATCATTTCTCAATACATCAATGGAAGTGTCCTTTGACATATTAAGATATAAAGTTTCAAAATCCAATTCATCAGAAAGAATGAATGCCAAAGATGATTTTCCACAACCTGCATTTCCACTGAAAAGGAAATTTACCATTTCACCCTTTTCAATCACAGATTTAAAAAGAGTTTTGAATCTTTCAGGCAATATAATATCATCAATCTTTGTCGGTCTGTATTTCAGTCCCCAGTCTGTCGATGTTTTCTGAATATTGACTAAATCCATATATTATCCTTTCAGATTAGCTTTTGGTGCAACAAGATAGAATAATGGAATATTCTTATTTGTCCATTTTGATACTTTTCTTATCTTTTCATTTTTCACTGTCTGTTCTATCATTACTGTATAGTCACCCGGAATAATCTGTAAATTGCTTAGATTCAGCATTATTTCACCTGAACCTTCACCTTTAACTTCAATATCAAAATTATGACCTTCTGAATTTTCATCCTTTACTAAGTGAATCTGTCCCTGACCATTATCAAACTTAATCAATACAGTTTCAAGTTCAAGAATCTTGGAAAGTTTTAGAATATTATTAAGAGTTTGAAAATTAATATCAAATTCAAAATAGCCTTCATTCTTTTCAAAAAGTCTTGAATATCTTGTGAATCCTAATGGTTTTGGATTATTCTTCATTACAACTCTTTCATCAGTATACAGATATTTTACATTGGTTCCTTCACCACTGATTTTGATGAACTTGTCATCAAATTCCAAGTCAGCATTTTCACCACCTAATGTATCTATTGTAGCCAATAGTTGTGATGTATTCCAAAAACAACATTCCTTGTCAAAAGTTTCAGCAGTCTGAAAGACACCAATCAAAGACTTGTCTGTCTTGACAACCTGAATAGAGTTTTTATCATTTCCCATATAGATTACAGGATTGATTGTAGTAAAAGACTTTAAAACCGATAAAGTTTCAGAACTTATTTTCATTAAACTTTCTCCTTTATGAAATTTCTTTAATAATGAAATTATAAATTAAAAAGTAAAATTTTTATAAAATAAAAATGACTGATTTTACTTAATCAGTCATTTTATCAAAAATAAATATTCAAGAGGTTATTTGGTCTTATCTATCTTATAATCATTACAAGCAAAATCAACATGACATAATACAGTGGAAGTATCATCATCTTCGTCTAATGATATTGAAGCTATTACAGATGGAAAACAGTCCTTACAGTCTATGAAGAAATTATGCTTATATTTTGTATCAAGAATTTCAACAGTAATATCATTCAGATACATATTTCTTGATTTGATGTTTTCACCATTTCTTATCTGCTTTATCCATTTCACCAGTTCAATAAAGGTGTTCCAATCTTCATCAAGATAGAAATCAATACCAATATCATCACATGAATAAGATGAACCTGAAGCCTTGAACTCTTTGATTATAGTAGCAACATTTGTTGTTCCAACAGAAATACCACCAAATGTTACTGCCTTTGCAAAAAATTCAAGCTGTTTTCCATATTCGTTATGAATCACTATTCTGAATTTGTTTTTGTTTGTAAAGTTTGTATCCATGTTATTATTCCATTAAAAATTATTTACTTTTGTTAAACAACTTTAATAAAACATTTATCAATCAACTTATTTTATAAGTTTACCTTGAATGGATTTAACACTAAACCCTCTATTCCATAGTCTGTAAAAACATTTGGAAATTCTTTTTTAATATAATTTAATTATTTTTATTAATTTTATATACTATATAAATTAAAAACCCTATCAACTGCTTTCAAAGTATTATATTATGAAAGTTTTCAAGATAGGGTATAATCTTTCGTTGATGTTAGTTTTATTTACTTTCAAATAAAGATTCAAAAGAAACATCAGCTTTCAGAAAACTTCTCCAACAGTTCATCTCTTTATGTTCCTTATCACCTTTATAAGATTTAAGATTTTCAAGCCATCTATTGATATTTTCATTTTCAAACTGTCTTTCTTTTTCATTATAGACAACATCTATAATAGAATCAGAAACTTCATTATATTTCTTTGTAATATCTTCCAATTTATCTTTGAATTTTGGATAGTATTGAACAAATATTTCATCTATGTTTTCCTTAAAAAGTTGTAGAAGATTTTCATTCACTCTGTTGTTTGCAAGAATATCAGTTATAATCATGAAATTATGACATAGAATATATTTATGTTCCTTTGTTTTTCTGTTTATATATTCAATTCCAATATATCTTGTCGAACTGTAATCAAGATTCTTGACAACACTGAAGAGTGAATCATAGTTTATAACTTCTGCCAACTGTTTGAAATCAGGCATATAATAGCTTGGTTCATAAACATAATTATCTTTTTCATCATATTCTTCAAAGATAATTATTCTGTCTTTGTTTTCTTCATTATCATTCAGTGGATAATAATCCCTTTCATGAATTGAAGGCTGTTGAACATGAAGAACAAAGACATGATTCTTTGGCATAAAATTGAATAATTCTGTAAAGAAAGTTTTTGATTCTTCACTCATTACATTAAGATAATTGGTGGAAGTGATTTCTTCAATACCATTTTCAGTATTTTTTAATTTAACTTTCAAATCATATTCTTCATAAAAGAAAAAATCCAAGTCATTGAAATTTTCCTTTATATATTTCTCTGTCTTTTCATCTATTATTTTCATTTATATTTCCTTTCTATTATAGATAATTTATATGAATAAGTTTATCACAAATTGGACATCTTGTATTATTCCAATAATCGGCATATCTTTTACTCTTACCTTTACCTAAATAATTGAAACCTGACTTGCATGGAGTAAAAGCAAAATGAGTATCGGGTAAATTACCTTCTCTGTAAATCCATTCACAGAATTCAGATTCTGTATTTATTTTTTTAGGATATTTCTCATTTTTAGGTATTAATTTACATATTTTCATCAAATATTTCTCACATAAGTTGGAATATAGATATCAAATCCAAAACAGTCTATTATTTCCTTTGCATGTTTGGTGATATAGATTTCATTTCCTATTTCCGATTTATGAATAATTGGAACATTACCAACAATCTGCATATCTTCAGTGACATTTATAAGCTGGTCTTTCTGTGGATAATATTTCAACCAAGAGACAAAAGCATTCTGTAAGTTCAAATCATTTGTTGGCATTATATTATTGATATTATTCACATCTGTTTCTATGCTTGCAACTGTATCTCCAATATAGATACAACCTGTCTGAGTAAAATAATAGTTATCTGCTCTATTCAAGAAATTAGTGGCAAAACTTGAAATACCGAACAATTTCCAATAATCATCTTCTCCAATAGGTAAATCATTTGTAGGATAACCAATATAAGGTGGGTCATATACAAAATTCTTTGTCATTTCTCTTATAAAGTCAAATGTTATAATATCATAAAGATTTTGTTGATACTTGTTCCAATTACCTGAACCCCAATAAGTTGAAGATGAATTTGAAAAATAATTGTTTATTGCAGAAACAAGATGGTCAAAACTGTTATTATATGCTGTTCTTGAAGATGAAGCACCTTGAGGATACTGAGTATTATTACAAGAGGAACAGGCATTATAACAGGCAGTTCTCATTGAAGAGATTTTTGTAAGTAACTGTTGTTTTAAAATAGGCATTTATTTTTCCTTATTATAGTATTTTGAAGAAGCTTTTTTCTGTTTTTCCATACATTCTTCACATAAAGTACATTTCTTTCCATTTGAAGATTTTTTTACAGGATTAGTCTTGCAGATAAAACATATACCTTTCTTCAGGTATTCTTCCCTTACAAGTTTCTGATTCTTTGAAGTTGATTTCTTTACTGAATCATAATACTTTTTATACATACATTCTTCACATTTATTACAATTCTTGTCACACATTTTATTTATCTCCTTTTAAATTTATATTTATTATATATTAATTTGTAAAATTTTTATATAAAAAAATACCTTCATATTTCTATAAAGGTATTTTTAATTTTATTTAGAACAAGTCATCTATATTGTCATTATCTGAAATCTCTATTTCCATTCCAATCTTCTCTAGTATTCCTTCCTTCATTGGTTTCTCAAATGCCTTCTGATAAATGGTTTCATAGTCTATGTATTTCTCTATCATCTCATCTTTTGGAAGTCTATTTATGAATCCGAATGTAGGAGAACCAAAAACATTAGGTTCCTTCAGCCATATAAATCTTAATTTATTACCTTCTTCAATCTTTGGATAGTCAGTTATCTTGTTTTCCTTCAGATATCTGTTATAGACCAATGCCGCCTTTACATGAGCCTGAGCACCTTTGGTGAATGTTCCATCTTTCTCAATCTTATATTTTGTGATTCCATTAACGGTTCTTGGAAAAGCTATATCTTCAGGTGTCATTTTCATTATCTTCTGTTTACATTCATCAATGATTGGAACAACATCTTTTCCATCAAGAATTGAATTGATTGTATATTTCATCAAATCTCTTATCTTTCTTGGAGTAGATGACTTTATACATTCAAGACCTTTATATCCATATTTAGGTTTTTCAAGTCTTGTTCCATCATCATCAACCATCTTGTAAGCATAATGTTTCTTTCCTGTCCAAAGAGCAGTTTCAATTATCTTTTCTCTAGACATCTGAATATAGTTCTTTGGGGCACCTACATATTTCTGAATTTCAATAAAAGTATTATCCAACAACTCTTGAATCTTTGTCTTGGAAAATTCATCTATCCAATCAATAATCTGTTCCCTTGTAAAACCTTTACAGTTTTCTTCAACTAATCTTTCCAAAGAAAGATATAGAGAATTATGAACAAGAATATCATTTCCAAAGAACATATGAGTATTTTCAGTTTCTATATCATAAACATCTTCTTCTATCTCTCCTAGACATTCAATTTCAAAATCATTTGTAAAACAGATTTCCATATTAATTTCCTTTCTTTTAAAACAAATCATTTATACCATAATCTTCATAAACTCTGTTACAATACAGTCTTTCAATTCTTTCATGATGTATCGAATGTATTTTAATTTCTTTCACCAAATAGAAATCATCAGGCATTGAATACTCATTAATGAAAACCATATTCTTGTTATTTCTGCACCAATCATAGAATCTTTCATTATTGAATGAACATCTATAATCCATTGTATCTTTATAAGGCGGGTCACAAATAATTACAGAATCTTCAGGAATAGTAACATCTTCATAACTTAGATTATAAAACTCTATATTTTTATTTTTCAAAGTTTTATTTATATTCAAACATCTTCTAAATCTTTCAAATAAAATTAAGTGTGAATAATATTTGTTCTCTTTCTTATATTTATTTTTAATATATATATATATATATCTATTTAAAAAATCATTTTCAACTTCAAATATATAATCATATATTGATTTATATAAATCATAATTTTCATCTTTAATCAGATAACCACAATTCATATTGTTATATCTTGAAAACAGTATCAGATTTTCAAAAAGAAATTTGTTCAAATGTTTGTATTCATTATATTCATCATGTGACAACCATTTAAATTTTTTAATATTACCTAAACAGAAATCTTTAAAAATATTGAAAACATCTGTATTCATTTCATTATAGATAATTTTTTCATATTTATCACTAAATTTATATGAAGCACAATGACTCAATGCTCCACCTCCACCAAACAAATCAACAAAATATTTTGCAGTAGGCAATATGTTTATGATTTCTTCTGCAATCTTAGACTTACTGCCTAAATAAGGCAATCCATAACTTATATTCTTCATGATTATTTTATATAGATGAATTTATCACTCTTTTTAACTTCATAAGGTTTTACAGAAACAAGTTTGTCATTTCTCATAACCATCAGACTATGGTCTTGTGTCACAACAATCTCTTTACCTTCAACTTTCAATCTATACATTTTCTTCTTTACATTATGTTTCATTATGTATTTTATTCTGTCATCTATGACTTTTCCATCTTTCAATGTTTTTGTATAGCAGTCATCTTTCAGTTTATAAACATACTGCTTATTGAAATCACTATGAAAAGAAAACTCACCTTTATTTTCTTTCACTAATTTATCATAAAGTTCACCTATTTGAATCTTATCATTATTATAATATACATTAGTGTCAAAAAAACAACTATCTGTATCGCCAGCTATCGGCTCTATATCAGGAAATGTTTCTCTGATTCTCTTTAACAGATATTTATCAATAAACTGTCCATTCATGGTAACTGATGAACATAATTCATACTTGCAATATCTGAAAAACTTGTTAGCCAAAGCACCATATTCAGAGTTCATCATAATCTTTATACCCTGTTGTGCCACATTATAATTAGATAACTTGTTTTTCAGTTCAATATTATCAGGTTCTTCTTTAAGTTTTTTCTTTATGTTTTTCATTTCAATGGATTTGATATGTTTTCTTTCTGCATAGTTCTTATGTAACAATTCTGATATTATTCCAAAATCACCTTTTCTGAAATAGAATCCATTTGCAGTCATGATGTATTCAGGGTGAGTAGGGATAACCATATCAAGCATTCTTTCATCCAAGTCCATTTTATTAATTTCTTCAATTCTCATACCCATAGCATTTAAAGTTTTCAAATCATTTAAAAATTCTATCTGCTTTGGATTATTGGATTTCTTTATATAATCATCAAGCTGTTCTTCTGAAAGTGAAGCAAGCCAAGATTCTACAGTCATATCAGTGACTAGTTTTTCAGGTGAAATGTTCCACATCATCTGAATATGAGGATACATTGAATTAACGTCTATAGAAACAACCCATTTATGGATTCTGTTTACAGTAGGAACAACAAAAGCACCTGCATATTTAAAGTCATCCTGTTCCTTTAATGGTGGTATCTGAATGTTTCTGTCAGCAAGTTTATGGTATATGTAATTATCCCAAAGAGCAACAGGACTCATCGTAACTTGGAATGTCGCCGACTTTGAGACATACATGTTCCTAATGTGCAAATCAACATACCCATTTTTCTGGTCAAGAAGATACATAAGATAAACATCGTTAATGTTATAATCAATAAACTTTGAAAAATTCTTTTCATATAATCCTTCCAAATTATCATACTCTTCATAGTTCAATTTATCTAATCCCAAATCTTCTATTGCTAAATTAGACAATGAATAGGATTCTCTTGGGTCAGCAATATACTTTTTATAAAGTAAAAGATTGTCTAATAATGAAATACCATCTATGTCAGAATCAAATACCTTGAAATGTATTCCATTGTTCTCAACTTCCTTGAATCTTGTTCTAGCTTTTCCACCACAATATGATAACAAAGATGGGTCATAGCCTACATTCTTCATTCTGTTTATGATATAAGGATAGTCAAAGTTTTCTCCATTATGAGCAATCCAAATGTCAGGCTTGAATTTCTGAATAAGTTTTACAAACTTGTCCAATAAATCTATCTCATTGTTACATTTCTTATAGACTACTTCAGCATTGAACTTGATTCTGTTCTCATCATATTCATAGTCTTTCAAGCCTAAAGTGATATATTTCTTGTATCTTGTGTCATATATTGTTATTGCACAGATTGGATATTCAGCTAGTTCAGGTAGAGGAAATACACCTTGTGTTTCAATTTCTATATCCAAGAACCATACTCTGATGAATTCTCTGTTATATTCAATATCCTGATTAGGATATCTAGACTGAATGAACTGCATGGTACAATCAGCATTTCCATACAAGTCTAATATCTTTTCATTAGTTCCTCTGAATGCATAGAAATCTCCGATACTGTCCAATTCTTTCTTTCTCAATGGTTCATTGTAGATAGATTTATTAGTTCCATCTTTTGCCTTAAAATACAAAGTAGGTTTGAATCTTACTGATTCAACAAACTTCTTTCCTTTATCATCATAACCGATATGAAAAATATTATTCCCTTTGTAACCTACATAGCTATAAAACATAAAATTATTCCTTTCTTAAAATAAATCGTTAATGCCATATTCTTCATATATTCTATTACAAAATAACTTTTCTTTTCTTTCTTGATTCAATGAATAAATTTTTAATTCATTAACTAAATAAAAATCATCAGGCATTGAATATTCACATATAAAAATCATATTATTACTATTTAAACACCAATCATAGAATTTTTCATAATCAAAACTATGTTTATAATCCAAAGTTCCTTTATATGGAATATCACATATAACTACAGAATCATCAGGTATCAATATATTTTCATAACTATCATTAAAAAATTCTATATTTTTATTTCTTAAAGTCCTATTTATATTCAAACATCTTTCAAATCTTTCAAACAACCACATTCTTATATTTTTATTATTGCTATTCAAAAATCTTTTTAAAAATCTATATTTTTCACAAAAATTATCTAATTTTAAAAAATCATTTTTAAAATTATTAAATTTATTAAAATTTATATTTAATATATTAAATAGATTTTTTTCATCATTATTAAATATAAATTCATAAACAGATTTATATAAGTCATATTCATTATCATTAATATTATACCCACAATTAAGATTATTAAACATTGAAAATAATATCAGACTTTCCAAAGTAGCTTTATTCAAATGTTTATATTCATTGTATTCTTCATGACTAAGCCAATCGAATTTTTTAATATTACCTGAACATACATCTTTAAATATTTTATATACATCAGTATTCAATTCATTGTAGATAATCTTTTTATATTTATAGAAAAATTTGTTTGAAACACAATGTGTTAATGCCCCACCTCCACCAAACAAATCTACAAAATATTCTGCTTCAGGTAAAATATTAATGATTCTTTCAGCTATCTTGTTCTTGCTACCTAAAAATGGTAAACCATAACTTATAGACATTCTTTTATCTAAACTCTTTCTTCTTTGAAAAGATTATAGAAAACCTTATCTGCCGCTGTCTTTGTATTTCCTTTAATATCTAATACTTCTGAATGAAGCATCTTTCCTTTTACAGTAGAGATATTGACTACAAATGAATTTCTGAGATTGGTAGCAACATAGACTTTATATTTAGTATTCATGAATGAATAATTGAAAATGTCTGCCTTATCAAGTCTTATGTTTCTGTTATGAATAAAATACTCAAACTTTTCTTCCAATAATTTCTTGTTTGGCATTACAAGAGATTTGTCTTGAAAATCCTTATCTGATTTCTTGAATCTTTCCTTATTGAATTTCATTATTACTCCTTAGAATCCAAAAACATAAAATATAATCAAACTTAAAATCAATATAACAATCATAAAAATAATAGTATTCAAAGTAAATTTTGAATCATTTGCTTTTTGTAAATCTGTTTCTTCATTATTCATTCTTTATTCACCTTTAAAATAATTCATCCATTGTTTCTTCATAAAATTCTTTTTCATTCATTAATTTTAATTCATTATCTATTCTTTTTCTTGAAATTTCAAAATAATTACTGTTTATTTCACAACCCATAAATCTTCTGTTATTTCTCAAAGATGCAATACCTGTTGTTCCACTTCCCATGAATGGGTCAAAAACCAAATCATTTTCATCAGACCAAGAAACTATATGGTCACTTGCAAGATGAACAGGAAACTGAGCAGGATGATATGTTCTTTCAGTATTTGAATTACAGCTTGAAAGATTCCAAACATTGAATCTTATTCCATTTTTCTTTATTCTTCTATTTTTCAGAAAACCTGACATAGGTAATAAACTTCCATCAATCTGTCTTGACTTACCATGCACCTTTGTGTTTTTAGCCACATTAATTTTATCATCAATAAGATGAACTGATTTTGGTTTTCCTTTACTTAGAATAAACATATATTCAAAACATGGATAATATCTTACAGTTTCAGGAAAAGTACAGCAGTTCTTGTTCCATATCATAGTATCATGAATGTTAAAACCAATCTCCTTGAAATATAAAGCTTGTCTGAAACTTGTTCCCGTTTCACTTCCATTGATTGTAGCATCATTCACAATCCAAACAATAATAGCACCCTGTTTAATTATTCTATATAATTCATCAGCGATGATTTTAAATTTATCAAAATTCCATAATTGTTCTATATTTTCATTTTCATAGGTTCTTAAATTGTCATAAGGTGGTGAAGTAACAATCAAATCTATTGATTCATTTTCAATTTTCTTCATTATATTGATACAATCATCATTATAAATTTTTATTCTGTCAGAATCATTCATTATCTTTATCTCCATCATAATCAATATCTTTTAAATAGACTTTATGTTTCTGAACATTACAGTAGAAACCTTTCCTATCAAGATAGATGATGTAACATTCATTAATCATAGGTTTTATTTCAATCCAAGCATAACCTCTTGTTCTTATCTTATAGTCTGAATACATTCTCACCCTAAATCTACAAAAATTCTTCTGACCTCTCACCATATCCACAAGAGATTCATTAATTTCCTTTAACTCTTCTTTTTCAGGTTCAAATACATCTTGAAATACTGTGATTTCATAAGGTTTTCCTTCAATTTTCAATAGTTTCATTCTTTATCTCCATGTAATGCTTTTTCAATCTGTAGATTCTGTTCCCAATAGTTATAGCCGATTTCCAAATCTGTAATGACATATAGAACAAATTTCTGCATCTTGATATTTGATTTTCTTTCAAACTTGAAATCATTAATCCATTTTCTAGCTGATTCAACTCTTTCCTTCATAGTCATATTCTTCAAGACTAATGGACAGACTTTTTTAATAGAATCATAATCAAATTGAAGATTATGATGGCATACTTCCTGACTTGCTAAACAAGTTGTAGTATATCTGTAACCTACTCTGAACAAGTCAAATATACTTTCTGAATTACATTTCTTTTTCAAAAACTGACAGTTTTCGCAAGATGTTGGTAACCAGCTTACTTCAATTTTCAATACTTCCATTGTTATTTTCCTTGTTTTCAGGTTCTTTTGTTTCTATTTTCCAAATATAATTATCTGATGGTTTGTCTTTATATGTAACATCAGATTCATATTTAGAATCAAACAATGTAAACATTTTATATAGAAAAATCAGTATTCCTATAAATACTATTGTTTCTTCAATAGTTCTACATATTACAGTTATTGAATTAGCATAAATAAAATGAAGATACATTTTATATAATATTTCCATATCAACCTTCTTCAAAATATCGTTTCATCATTCCATTTACTCAGTTTCTTATTCAAGATATTCAAATCATATCTTATTTTCAAACAATGTTTTCTCAAATCTGAAGCATCAGACTGATAATTACAATTTTCCACTTTTTCCCCATAGTTTTCTTTTGCTATTTCAACAATAGCATTTAATAAATAAAAATCTATCACTCTTCCATCTGTCAGATAGACAGTATTTTTTATCATATCACCGACAGGTTCATATGTATATTTTCCAAATTCACAGTACCATTGACGTTTCTCAATCTCTTTCAATACTTCATTGTAGATATCTGACATTGTTCAAATCACCCATCTTATAATTTTTCATCAACATAGAAATATATTTTAACAGAGAATCAATATTTTCATTCAGTTCCTTTGCATTCTTATAGCTTAAAATATTTCCAAAGAAAAGACTGATATTTTCTTTATATAAAATTAGAATACTTCTTAGATAATTTCTTTCATCTTTCTGTGTAAAATTAACAAGTGTCTGTATGAAAATGAATGTTAATGCAGAAATTTCAAGATTATTGTTCATCATAACCATATTGATTATATTGTCTTTCAGAATCATTTCAACAACCTTATTCTCATCTGTGCCTGAAATCCTGAACATACATTCTTGTCTATTGTTTCTTTAATATATTCTGAACTGTTACCATTAAGATACATTTCATTAATGTCCTTTCCTTTCATTGATGTATTCCATATACATATTCTATAATTCGATTTACAAATTTTCATCATTTTTGAAACAATTTCTTTATTTCTTTTTTCATTGTCAAATACAAATACAAACTTATCCTTTGAAGCTATTTCTGAAAGTCTGTTCAAATCTATATCTGAAGAGTTCATAGAAATTGCATTAGGCAGAAACAAAGAATCAAAGAATCCTTCTGTCACATAGATTGTTTCATTTCTATTATATCTTTCAAGACCACATATATTCAATTCATTGTCATTGAATAAAATAGTAAGATATCGAACCTTTGCATATTTATTAAGACTTCTGCCTTGAACTCCTACAATCTTTTTCTGAAGATTGTAGATTGGAATTACAATTCTTGCTTCATCTCTATTTATATTTTCAAATTTGTCTGGAAGTAATGAATTGACAAAAATCTTGTATGAATCTGTATAATAGATATTATTGAAATATTTCAAAGGTATCTTTCTTGAAGATAAATATCTGTATGCAATATGATTCTTTCCTAAACTCATAATGTCAGGAATATCAAGTTTCTCATACTGAAGAATGATTTTATTTATTTCTTTCTTTTCTTCTGTTATCGGTTTTTCTTTCAATAACTTTTCTGTAATATATTCCTGATAGACTGAATAATTTACTCTTTTCAGGAATGTTTTAATATTCAAAGATTCACCACAGTTGAAACAGTGAAAGAAATAATCTCCCTTCTTCTCAAAAATCCAACCTCTTTTCTTTTTCTGTGATATTGCAGAATCACCGCAAAGAGGACACCTGAAGTTGAATTTTCCATTTGTATGAGTAAGTTTTTCCAAGCCTAGTTTATAGACCAGACTTTCAATTATATAATCTTTCATCTTCTGAAAAAGTTATAAGCTTCATCCAAAGTTTTAAAATGTA